AATTTTGTTGATAACAATCTAGCCAATATAGTTTGTGTTCCTGCTTTTTGTGCTGCAAATTCTATAACACCATCTTCTGTTCCGTTTGTTACATCACCTGCTTTACCTGTAATTTTAGAGTAAACAGTTGTTGCGCCACCGTCATCTTCGCCACTGAATTTAATTTGTCCTAAGTAATCTGCGTCTGCTGGTGAAGCGCTGTTTCTGTAAAATGTAAATACTGGACCTGCTGATGAACCAGCGTCTGCGTTCTCTACACTTAATGCTCCAGAACTTGGATTATATGTAAACCCTGTATCTGTTTCAATACCTTGTGTTCCTGTAGCGCCGTCTACAAATGTTATATAAACTGTTTCGTCTGTAGTATTATTAGCACTTGCTGTTACACTTGTTGCTAAGTCTGCTGTTCCTGTTAAGTTACCTGTAACATTACCTTCTAAGTTTGCTACAAGTGTTCCTGTTGTAACTGTAAGGTTACCTGTGCTTGCTCCTGTAAATGAGCCTGTTCCCATTAGGAACTTGTCTGCACTTTCGTCCCAACCAATAAATGCGTTATCGGAAGATCCTCTTTCAAGGACAATACCCATATCATTTGCTGGTGTTCCTGTTGTTCCTGTTCCTAACTCAATAAGTCTATCTGCTATTGTTGAGTTTGTAGTATCTAATGTTGTAGTTGTTCCGTTTACATCTAGATTACCTGTAATCGTTACATTACCTGTTGCTGCTACGTCTGCAAATGTAACATCATCTGTTGTTGCTACTGCTTGTCCAATACTAATTGCACCGCCTGAGTATGTAACACCTGTGCCTGCGCTTAAATGTGCTCTAACTTCTGCTGCACTTGGACCTGTGTATGTAAACACACCATTACTATAACTAAACGAACCATCTCCACCAGCATCACTAGCACTAAAGTAACCTTCTACTACTGATTCTAATGTTGATCCGCCTATTGTAAGTGCGTCTGTTTCTAATGTTCCGTCTACATCTACATCTCCAGATATATCTAAACTAGATGCAGTTACATCTGCAAATGTTACATTACTAGATGTTGATACTGCTTGTCCTATACTTACTTCGCCTGAACTGATACTTACACCTGTTCCTGCTGTTATGTGTGCTCTAACTTCTGAAGCACTAGGGCCTGTATATGTAATAACTCCTGTAGAGCTATTGTAAGCGAGAGAACCGTCTCCGCCTGAATCTGTTACACTAATTGCTCCTCTTGCATCTGAGTCTGCATATTGTGTTATTGAACTTGATAAAGTTGTTCCTGATACTGACAACCCTGTGCCAATATCTAAAAATGCTGTTGCTCCAGCACTATCATCCCAGAATATAATCTGGTCGTCGTTTGGATCGGATAAACTTTCTAAGCCTAAATGACTTAAATTAACTGTTGCGCTGCCACTTGTTGCACCACCTGATAAACCTGTTCCTGCTACGACTGCTGTAATATCTCCAGAATTTAATTCTGAATATTTCGCTATTCTAATACCGCCAGCAGTGGAGCCGTCATGAACTCTTAACGTATCTAAAGTAGTATCAACAGTAACCTCACCAGCCGCTCCTGTAAAGGAGTTATGCTGTGTAGTTGTTCCTCTCCTCCATTGAACCTGTGTTGGCATTATTTTCTCCTAATTAAAATTTTCATTAACTTAAAGCTCCATGGTCTTCTGTGGCCAATCTAAATTTAATAGATGGCGTAACGGCAGTATGTGATCCTAAACAATCGTAATTCACATACAATTGAATGCCAAAGGCATCTTGTGTATCGTCTGCAATTGAACCCCAATCAGCATTGGAGGAGCCTGGATAGATCAAACTTTGATCAAACTCCCCATACTGTGCAAGTGTTATGATATTACTACTAGAATCTCTAATGTATATCTTTTTATCAGCGGTATTTACCGCTATTTCACCTGCTGCTAAATCAGAAGTAGTAGGTGCACTACTAGCAGTTTCTGATTTCTTGGGTTTAATTACTACTGCCATCTATTACCCTTTATAATCGCTTTTCTTTTTAGGTTCTTCTTTAACTTCCTCTTCTTTAGGTTGCTCTAGAATACCTATTCTTGTTTTTAACAGAATGTTCTCCATTTGTAATTCTTGAACCTTCTGGGCTAAGTTATTAATATAACCATTAATTAATTTTTCATCCATTTCAATTTCCTTTTATACTATTTATTAATATGTTCCTCCATCAATAGAGTTAGTCCACGCTGGAGTTCCACTATTGCTGTATAGGAAGTATCCATCGGTTCCTGCTGCAGTTGCTTGAACAGCACTTGTGCCATTACCATATAGAATACCGTTTGCAGTAAATGTGCTAGCTCCTGTTCCACCGTCTGCTACTGCAAGATCAGTAATACCTGTAATTGTTCCACCTGTAATAGTAGCACTTGATGATTCAATTGCTGCTACAAGTGTTCCAACAGTATAACCTGTTCCGCCTGTATTAACTGTGGTTGTTGGTGCTGATTGTAAGTCTTTAAATAACTTCCATTTACCTGAATCCGATGCGTCTCTAAAAAGACCACCGTATAAGTCTTGTGAACCTGAAGTATCATATAAGCCGTAAAGACCAATATCAACAGAGTCTGCTGAGTCATTGCCTGATGCTAATATAATAAGTGGGTCTGCAACACTTAAAGTTGTAGAACTAACCGTTGTGGTTGTTCCATTAACTGTTAGATTACCACCAATAGTAACATTACTTGGTAATCCTATGTTTATTTTGTTGTCTGAAACCGTAGTTTCAATTTCGTTGGCTGTTCCTTCGAAAGTTAGCGTATCCGTTCCTACTGTTACTGTATCATTAGAACCTGAGTCTGCTGCAATTGTTAGCGATGAACTTGTAGCTGCTGTTGAAGCTGCTGTAATACGTCCTTGCGCGTCAATTGTTAAAACAGGAACTGCCGATGCTGAACCGTATGAACCCGCTGTAACTGCTGTGTCGTCTAGAGTTGCTGTAATAGTTGTGCCAGATGCTGCAGTTGTAATACCTGTGCCACCTGCTATTGTTAATGATTCTGAATCTAGATCAACGTCTATTGTTCCTGAATCACCAGCTGCGTCTAAATCACTTGCTGTTACTTGTGCATCTACATAAGCCTTAACTGATTGTTGAGTTGGAATAAGCGTTGCACTGTTTGAAGCCATATTATCTTCATCAACAAATGCTGTTGCTGTAATAGTTCCATCTGACAATGAGCCAAAGGATATAGTGCCTGCACTAAAATTACCACTACTATCTCTTTTTACGAGTTTGCTAGCAGTATTAGAGTTTGTAGCTCCATCAATAATGTCTGTATAGAACTTACCACCAATCTTTTGTATAACTTCACTAGAACCTGAGTCTATTGAAGAAATATAAAGTATAGCGGAAGCGCCGTCACCGGATCTATCCTCAGCATACGCTAATTCGCCTTCAACCAAATCAGAAGCTACTGGGGCTGCTGAGCCTGTGCTTCTTTTAATCTGAATAGTTGTTGACATTATTTTCTCCTATTAATGTTTTTAAAATGTTCCGCCATCTATAGCAGTCACATTAGCTGCAACATCACTAGCAGGTTTTGCCTGAAAGTTTCCTGATGTGCTATCATAAACTAAAGTATATCCATTTTGAACGCCTGTGGTATCAACACCTGATAAATTTTCAAGTGTTGTTGATGTCGCAAATTGAGATTGTGGAGTTGCACTTGTAACTACTCTTGCTGAACCTAAACTTACTGTTACTTTAGGACTTGAATTCGTTGTTACTGTTGCCATTTACGCTCCTTATCTAGTGACTTCTGGTGTTACCGTTATAATACCTTCGACAATTCTAAGCGTCTCTGCAGGTGATGTTGCTGTAATCTCACAATCATAGACATATCTGCCTGCTTTTAACGCAGAGGTTTCTGTTGCAGTTAATGATAAAGTTATTTTTCCTTCAGCGTCTACCTTTGCAGTAGTAAAATCTGTTTTGGTAGTTGCTAAATAAGTTTTTCTAATTTGTGCTGCAACACTATAATTTGTTAGATCCTTTGCGGTGCCGTCGTCATTCGTGACATTTAATGTCATTTCAAACGTGGTGCCTTGATCTATTACTAAATTATTTACGGTTGCCATAACTGCTAATACTCTCTTTCTCTTATTTATAAATATTTGTAGTTACAATGAAAACAATTTTAACATTAAAGTATGGTGACAAATATAGCGCAGATGATGTGAATTCTATCTACGAACACACAGAAGGCAAATTTAACTATGTCTGTGTTACCGATGACCCTAAAGACTTACACAAGGATATCGGGATTATTTATATGGAACATGAGCCTGTAGGCAATATGGAAAAGCTAAAACTGTTCCAATTAAAAGATCTCGGCACAATTCTATATCTAGATTTAGATGTAAGACTCCAAAAACCTATAGATCATTTGTTTGATTACTACCAAGGACTTCCTGTTATATGTTATACTTGGTGGAAAGATAAAGGAATAGATCAAATGCCTATAGATGACTTCCCTTATCACGCCTCAACACCATTATCTAATTACAATTCTAGTATAATGATTTGGGAGGACCTAACAAATATTTGGTGGCACTATGCTAGAAACGAACATAAATATCATTTACAATATCCTAATGGAGATGATACGTTTTTGTGGCACGAAGGATTTACCTTTTCACACTTACCTAACAACGAAGTATATTCGTATCTATTTGCAGGTAGAAAATATAGACCTGAATATACAATATGCTTATTAAATGGATTAGATAGATATCCGGAGATTGAAAAAGAATATGATGAACTTTGTATGCATCAAGTGGGGCACTAAATACGAACCACATTATGTGAATAACCTTTATCGTATGGTTAAGAAAAACTATACGAGAGATTTCACGTTTACATGTTTTACAGATGAACCCGAAGGACTAGAATGTGATACTCGTCCTATACCTGATATTGATCCTTTACATCCTAAACACTGGTTCGGTAAAGAAAATTATTGTTGGGACAGAGCAAAATTTTTGGTATTCAACTCTCATAATTGGTTAGGTTATGAAGGTAAATGGTGTTACTTTGATTTAGATGTTATTATACATGGTGATATAACAGACTTATGGGAGTTAGCTCTTAAACCTAGACTCATTTATTCACGTTGGGATAATCCTAAACATAAGCATGAAAGATTGTTTATAGACATTAGAGGAACACAATATAACTCTAGTATGGTGTGTTGGAATAACGACCAATGTGAAGAAATATTCTGGGAAGCAATACAAGAAGATCAACAAATATTTAGAACATTTTATAAGGGCACAGATAACTATCATTTTTGGAGACGTAGAAACTTTTGGAACAACATTCCTTTTGAATGGGTGTATAGTTACAATAGAGGAAAAGAATATCCTCATGATTTAGACAGGCATAAATATAGAGAAGAATGTAGAATTTGTCTGTTCAACGTTGACAACACACCGAACAACAAAGGACAAATTAAAATTGATGAATTACAAGATGAGAAACTTTTGAGAATATGGCATGATAATCCTAGTAGCAAATCAGCTAGACAATAATTATAGTCAGACACAAATCAATGCTTTTTATACACAAGCAAAGAAATTGATTGAAGACCCGTTTGAGTTCTGGGTATTTACTTCTGAACAAGAAGAATCTGTTATATTTAACACTCAAAAGAAAGAAGGATTTTTAGACGACATTCAATTTCATGTTCCTGCTTATGGTGGTAATTGGATTGAAATAGACTTAATGCAAAGAACAAATAAAGGAGATACTCTATTGTTTGTAACTCCTAATGTAATACTTAATAATATAGCCGTCATAGAGACTTATAAGCAAAACAAGAAAATTTTACTAGAAGATGGTAATCTAGGTTATTTAATATACCATAATAATAAAGTAGAGGAAATATTAAAAGAGTGGGAAGAAAATGAAGACGAACTCTTATATGAATATGATACCTTTAGTAACAAGTTTATGATAGATGAAGGCGAACTTCCTTTCTTACAAAATGCTACAGCATCTTATCCAGAGAAAACAGATGGAGATATAGTTGCTTTACCATATTGGTATGAGGACTTTACAGAAGAACAAACAGAATTAATGTATAATAAGGAAACAGATCTATATCCTTATTTGCCTGAAAGAGTTGAAATAGAATTATCAGGAGAAGATAATTTAACATTAGATCAAATAAAAGAATCTTTTAATCAAGACTTTATGGAGAAGGCGCATTTAAAAAGAATTAAATTTAAAGGATTAGATGGAGACCCTATAGACAATCCTGATCTAATTAATATATCACATTATTTTATGTCCGATTGGGGAATAGGTGTTGATATGGTAACGTTAGGAAATAAACATGATGATTTATGGTGGAAAAATTTAGGTGTAATGTTCTTAGATTCAGGTAACATAACATTTAATATTAATACAGGTAATCCAGATAAAAAGATATTAGAAAATGCAAAGGCATTAATAGAGACAGGTTGTAGAGTATTTTGGTCTTACACTCATATAAACCAATTAGATAGCGATATACAAAAAGCAAAGACATTATGTAAACAATACAAGTTCTCAGGTTTTGTTTATGTAGATGAAGTTCCTCCTGAGATAAAACCTAAAAAGAAAAAGATAAAGGAAGAACTTCCAGACTATAAGTTAATTGAACTCGAGACTCTAGAAACGAGAATTCAAGACGACATATATAAAGAGAGAAAAATAAAATTTTATCCTCATGTTAAATGCGAGGGTAAAGTAAATAATCAGTTTTATTTAAGTTCTAAAGGTAACGTGTTTCCTTGTAAACATATAGCTTTAACTATTGTAACAGCAAGTAACAGTCCAGAACATGTAACAAATCTTTTATATGATTGGGATAAAAACAATATAAATAATTTCTCGCTAGAAGATATATTTACTAATGATTTTTATAAAGGTTACTTTAATAACTTATTAAAACTGAATCCAGGAATACTACATGATGAACAAGGTGGAATATGTTAAAAGTAACAAACGGATTGGTCCTCCAAGGTAAATTAGAGAAATGGACCTCATTTGACACGCAGATAATACAGGAATCTAAGGATATAGTATCTATTGTTTTAGACTGTGATTTAAATGAATTCGATAAACAAGCGCAAGAGATTACTGAAGAACTTGCAAAGGAAGGAATACAATATGGTGACAAATTTATTATCAGTAGGGTGAAAAGATCATGAGAGTAAACGTCGTATGTTCCAAATGGGGAGATAGATATGGTCCGCACTTTGTCAATCGTCTTTACAATATGTCTAGAAGGCATACTGATCCTAAACATGACTTCCATTTTTATTGCTATACTGACGATGCCGAGGGGCTGGATAAAGACATTAATGTTATACCATTTCCCGATATCGATACCATACATCCTAAGTATTGGTTCGGCTCTGATGACTTTAAGTATGGCATGGCTAGATGCTGGGACAGGCCTAAAACAATGGTCTTTAACACTCACAATTTTGCAGCAGATAAGCCGACGGGACGCTTTATCTTCTTTGATCTGGACGTAATAATTCAAAACAATATAGAGCCTTTACTTACCTACAATATGGAAAGACCAACTAAATTAAGAAGTTGGTGGCAAGATCCCCGTCCAATGAAAACAAGAAGATTCAAACTATCACACGGCGCATATACTAATGGCAGTTGCCAAGTATGGAGCGACGATCAATGTGAATGTATATGGGAAGACGTATTAAAATATAAAGAGAAAATTTGGTTTACATATACTGACGGAACAGACAATTATCATAGTTGGCGCTGGGGAGACTGGGGTGCAAAACTCTGGGATCATTTCCCAGCAGATTATGCTTACTCCTATAATAGAGGAAGAAGCTGGGACGATGATGATTTACAAACGGAGATATATAGGGAAACACCAATCCTTTGTGTATTTAATATTGACTTACTACCTAAACAAATGACTAAAGGTAGAGGACATGTTAAACAAAATGAATTGGTTGATCCACAATTATTAAAACATTGGGTATGAACATCTATACAGTAAAATGGGGCAGTAAGTATTCTGCCAAACATGTAAACAAGATATTAGAGTCTTGTAAAGAGTTCATATCAACTGATTTTAATTTTTATTGCTTAACAGATAAACCTAAAGGTTTAGATGATGAAGTAAATGTTATTCCATTACCTAAAGGTAACAAGTTAGAGAAGTGGTGGAATAAGATGTATTTGTTTGATGATAATGTTGTAAGACAAAAAGGTGAAAAACTTTTCTTTGACTTAGATATTATTATTCAAAAAAATATAGATGATATAGTAAAATTTGATCCTGAAGATTGTTTGTGTTTCGGAAAGACTCACTGGCATGATTTAGATAAAATGAAAGAGGATACAGAACATGTTCCTCACAGATTTACAGATCTTAATTCTAGTATATTAAGATGGAACGATGATTTAGATATAGAGAATATTACTTTATATTTTAAATCTCATAAAGAAAAAATCCTATGGTATTATAGGGGATTAGATAATTTCTTTATGCACAAAGGTGTAGCAAGAATTAAATATTTTCCTATAGGATGGTTTTACAGTTATAACTATGGATACATATATCCACAGGATACTGAAACTCACGTGTTCAGACAAATACCATATGTCTGTTTATTTGATTCAATGGGAAGAAAAGAAGATGTTAAATTTTAATTTTTTAAATAGCTTAAGACATTGGGGAGACGGCCTCGCTAAAGTTGAACATGAAATGAAACACAAGCATGATGACTTTAGACAGGCATTGAATCCTAATACAATGGAAGCTAGTATTTGGTTAGTAGAAGAACTAAAGAAAGTCTTAGATGAAAACTATATGAAAGATGAACAATATAAAATATTGGTTTTAAATAGTTGGTTAGGCATTCCAATAGTTCCTTTACTATGTGAAAATCTATCAGTAGGTGAATTGCACCTAGTTGATATAGATAGTGAAGCCTTAGAACTCTCTAAGGTGTTCAATAAGCATTATATTGCTGAAGAATATATCAAGGTAAATCATTGGAATTTAGATATTCCATTTGCTTTTGATGAATTAAATCAACTGAAAGTTGATGTGGTAATTACAATGGGTGCAGAACAGATGTATCCTTTAGACGAACTTAGAACTGCAAACAAACATGCAATATTTGCTGTTCAAAATTCTAATGTTATAGAAGAGATGTATGGAATTAATTGTGTAGATAGTGAGAAAGCATTAATAGAAAATGCAGGACTAAAAAATACTTTCTATACAGGCAAGACTAAACAATTCTATTATGATTGGAATGGAAAAGTTTATTTCGATAGGTTTATGGCAATTGGTAACAAATAAGAAATTAAGAAGAGCCTTACACGAATCTACAGTTGACACCGCAATAGGTGCAATTATCATGTTCCCATTGAGCGTATTCATTATTAAGGCTTGCATTGACTACGCAGGCACCTCTGCTGAGATGGCTGCGTTTATCAATTTTCTGGGATTAACAGGTGTAGCTATTGTAAGAAAAGCTATTATCAGATTGAGATTTGAGAAAAAATATTCTGGAAAATAGTCCAATGAATTATAAACTCAAAAGCTCCTACTGCTAATATTACTAATAATATGACTACAGCAAGTTTCAGAATGAACATTAAAATATTAGGCATGAATCTGATTGCCAAATATAATAAAGTTATAAATCCTATTAGTTCTAACATTTAAAAGTTTCCTGGTTCTACTTGTAAAGTTTTGATACCCATCTCTCTCCACATGTCAACGATTTGATTTCTATCGTCTAATGCAAAGTCAATGTTGTATCCTAAGATTGCAATATTAGCATTGTATATATCTTTCTTAACCTCAAAGTCTGGTCTGTAATCTGAACCCTCTCTCATAAAGATATGATCAAAAGGAACTTCATTATCAATTAACCATTGTTGAGTCAAGTCAAATACATCAACACCTTTTCTGCTATCAGGTCTACCTGTAGTGATTATAATTTTATAACCAACATGCTTGTAAAGCCTGACAAGATTGATTATGTGATGATCAGGTCTATCATCACCAACCAAATGATATTCGTGATGTCCTCTAGTTTGATTTCCATCCACATCAAAGTGATGTGCTAAAGTTCCATCAATGTCTACAATTAAAGCGTCGTTCATTATGCTGCCTCGATTTTTGCTAACCTTTCATCCCTATAATCTAGGGCGCCTTCACCTAAGTAAATGTTACCGTCGTCTGCTCTAAACAAAGTTTCAAGACTTGCATCTTGATCTTTTTGTTTTTGGATTAGTGAAAACTCTGCTTGTTCAAAAGTAATTGCTCCAATTTGAACAAAGTCCAATAACATGTCTGCGAATGGAACTTCACCATTTGATTTCCAAACTGTAAGACCATCTACTTGAGCTGTGTTCTCAAAGTTTTGTTCAACACTCTTGTCCCAAATATTACCATTTGAGTCTGCTCTAAGTTGGTTTGTAAAAAGAACATAACCTGTAAAAGTCTTGTTCTCATCATGGATTGAAGCCATTCCGTATCTTTCTTTACGAACTGTCTCGCCTGCTATTGTTACTTCGTTATCTAATATCATTTAAAGTCCTCACTTTTTATTAATTATGCGTATATTATGCACTCTGAGGAACCAGAAGTCAAGCATTTTTAGGGTTTTTTTGAAATCTTTTTTCCTTATAGAACAAGGGTTTAGGAGAAATGTGAAGCATCTTCTCCAGAAATATCCTCAATCATGTTACGCCAAAGCTCTAAATGAGGGATAACAAAACCAAAAGTTATTCTAGGTTCTCGAGATCCTGCACAATGATAGTAGACTTTATCAGGTTCTCTGCCCCTACCATAATAGCCTACCTTACAACACCAACCACCAGGATCTTGCATTAGAACCACTTCATGTGTTTTGGGATCTCTGTATTTAAAGAAACCTCTACCCTCTTTAGAATAAGATAATAATATATTGTAACCATGTGCATTCCAATTATTGTGCCAACCCATATATCCGTCTTTAGGATAGTAAACATGAACTGCCTGACGTTGTGCACCTAAAAATTCTAACAAAGCATTAGATGTTTTTTGATACATCTCATTATATTCTTCTGGATGATCCATTGCTTGTAAATCATAACTATAAGATTGTTCTGGATATCCTATATGTTCACCATCTTTATCTACTATTTCTTGTAAATATTTGTCAGAACAAGCATAACCTATTTGGAATAAAGGATCATGCTTAGGGTTTTTGTATGCCAATTCATTTAATGGTTCCAAATCTTGACTAAAGAACCATTCTGAATAAGGTTCTAGTATTTCAAGTAATTCTTTTGATATCTTGGTTGTAATCATTCTGTAACATTGTAATAATTGTTATATATAGTATATATCCAAAAGAAACGGAGAGACTTATGAAAAAGGTATGGAATAATTTTCATAAGATCATGAAATCCGGTAGACTAAATAAAGTCTGTAAAGCAGCAGGAATTGTTGCTACTGAGGATTAATTCTTCTTATGAATACGGTGTTCAGGAATTGTGTAGTGATACATTACACGTTCCTGTCCATCTAATTCCTCGTCTATAGTTCCATTATGAAAGTTCCAACGAACATGTAAATCCTCTCTCCATTTTACACCATGATCACTATATGTTAATAACTTCCACATAGTAAAAGTATCCCATTTTCTAACATCATCTGGATAATTTCCTATATCATTTTTAAGATCTTGTTGGTTTAAATATTCTCCATACCAGGAGTCCATTAATTTAATTGTTTGAGGATTGTTTCTGTATATAAACATACCACAATGGGCTGTCATTTCTTCTGTGTTTGTAAGTTTTGTTACCTTAGCATTATAAGGTCTTATTTTTGTAAATATTAAATCTAAATCATCAGGCAATTCATCAAAGACAGTTTGAATATCTTCATGTTCACATACCATATCAGCATCAAAATAAACTGTTTTGCCTGTGTAAGGTGTTTGTCCTAATGCCCACAATTTTGCTCTGTGATGATTGGGAACCTCCCAATGAACAATCCAATCTGCATGATTCCAATCAGTAGGTTTTATCCATTCTTCATGATCTACAAATATTGTAATATGTGCTTCAGGCCAAAATAACTTTATAGACTCTGCACATTCTACTGCAGCTCTATAAAATTTTTCGTGTATAGATGCTACTAATAAGAATCCGTTTTCAGGAAATTCTATTACGTCCTCAGCCTTCTTTGTCATCCATGGACTCCATTAATAATATAGTAGTATATGCACTCACTTCCATTGGAGATTTAGCTTTACGGATTAGCTTTTTTAGTTTTACATTTTTAGATTCTTTAACTGCAGATATTTCAAATGCCTCTAATTTAGCATTAAATAATTGTTCTTGTTTAGCTCTAGCTTCTTGACTCTGGCGTCTTTGCATACGTTTTTTAATTGCTTCATCTCTTCTTTTAACACCTGCTTGTCTATTTTCTTCTAATACATCTTCTCCAAACTCTTCTAAGATTCTTTGAAAGTCTGGATTACTACCATCACCTGGGTCTTGTATTGATGCTGTTGCTCTTGTGCCATTAGGATACTCTATTGTAGCCATAATGTGTTTGTGTTCCTTATTAGTCCAATAAGGATCTTTGAATTCGTATTTTGGTTTCTTGCTTTCTTCTGCTGGTGTGACGGGAAGATCTAAATCAAGTTTTTGCTTTGCCATAATATCTCCATAATGTAAATTTATTTATACTACTAATTAAGCAGTTCTCATCCACAGTTTAGCCGTTGCAACGGTTTCTTCTGAGGATAATATTGTTTGTCCAGTAAATGTTCCTGTATATGTTCCTGTGTATGATCCTGAGTATTCTTTAGCACCTGTGTAATAGCCTGTATATGATCCTGAGTAAGCTCCTGTATATGATCCTGAGTAAGCTGAGGTTCCTGTATAAGATCCTGTATATGATCCTGAGTAACCTGTTCCAGCATAACCTGAGTAATCTGCTTGGTAAGTTGATGAAAAGGTTCCTGAATATGCTTTAGCACCAGTATAAGCTCCTGTATAAGATCCTGAGTATTCTCCGGTGTAAGCTCCTGAGTAAGCAGACGTTCCTGTGTAGTCTCCAGAATAACTTCCTGAATAACCACCCGAATAGTTTACATTACCTACTTCATGTCTTGTATCTGTAAATCCACCTGAGTCTCCCATTTGAGTCCAAGTTCCTGTTTCTGATGGTGTAGTAGCTTGTAATTTATATGTTCCTGTTCTTTGTGTTGTTGAAAAGTTTTCAACAATTCTATTTCTAAAGTTAGGGACAATTTGTTCCATCTCTGCAACAGTCATTTCTTTTATGCCATTAGTTCCTTCTACTTTGCAGGGTTTGTAGTTACTGTTGGCTGCTGTTGTTGGTGCTGTTTTTTGCCAAATATACATAGTTTGCTTTGTTTCATCTACCTGTGTATCTACTAATGTATATCTAGATGTCCATGTTCCGCCACTTGGTGAACTTGCATTTAATGAGTATTGTCCTACAGTATAATCACTAAAGCTACATAAATCAGCTACTATTTTGTCGATGATATCATCATCTAGTTCTGTATCTGTGAATTCGTTTATACCTACATTACCTGAGGTTTCATATCCTACTGGTCTGTTAGTAATACTTTCTGATGTTGTTCCTGTTACTTGTTTAGCTGTGTAAACTGTGACGTTTGTTGTTGCACCGGCTGTTGGGTGGGTTCCTACTGCGTCTTGTCTTTTAGTATCGGTTATACTTCCAATTGAAGTTCCTGCACCAGACCCATCAGTGGTAACATTCAATTCTGCTGTTCCTGTTCCATCTGTGTTGTCTGCGAAATCTTTAGTTATTATTGCTGAATAATACTGTTCAATTTCTGTATCCGTCATTTCTTGCAAACCTTGGAAGTTTGAAGAACTAACCGGATATGCCGATGCCTTAATTCGAAGTGGTCTCATTTTTAATTTACTCTTGTTCCGCTACTGTTAAATATGATAACAGGACTTAACCTGTTCCATTTGGTTGCACTTACGCCTACCAGTCTCAAACTATGTCCTGCTCCTAGATCTACAGCTGCATTAGCTGAACCTGAATCAATACTTTCGCCTGAAGCTGGGTAAACCTTAATTGTTGCCGCTGTGTCATTTAATATAAATGCTTCCAATCCTACCGAAGTATCTGGAAGTGCCACGCCTTCTGCTGAGCCTGCTGTGGCTGATGTAACAATATTATATGTCTTAGTAAGTGCTGTTGCACCTGACTGATCGTTACCTGCGCCTGCTACTGCTGCACTTGTAGACAGTATCGAACCTCCACCTACTGTTAATGTTGATGTGGTTGTAACTGTTGCAAAAGATGGACTATCTCCTGACTCATATTTGGCTGTATTAAGAGACGTAAAGTTGCCGTCCACCTCATTGTTAGTGAGGGGGCTACCTTTTGCTGATCTTAATGTTAGTGATGCCATTTAATTTTCCCTGCTTAGTTATTTAATTTATTTACAATTACATCCAAAACGGTTCTTATTTCAGAAATCTCGGATTTTAAAGTATTTATATCATTTTCATACTCTAAGACTTTTTTCATTCTACTTCTTTGAAGTTTATATGCTTTAAGTCCTTCCGAATTTTTTGATAGAATCGCTTTAGAATTCTTATCTCTCACAAAGTCTCGCTCTCCTTCAATACCTATTAATATTTTTTCCTGCTTGACTGTCATAATTATACCTGCAACGCTATTGCTCTTACGTCTTTAAACTTAGGAACATCTACCGTTGTTGAACTTAATGGAACAACCTTAATAGCAAACACCTTATAGCCTTTATATGTTGTAGCTGTTGGTGCTGCTGCTGTTCCGTCTCCTCCAGATCCGTCACCTGTTACTGTAACGGTTGGTGTAGAAGTATAACCTCTACCTGGATTTGTTACTGTTATAGAGTCAATACCTCCACCACTAATTGTAGCTTCTGCTTTAGCTCCATAACCGCCTCCGCCTGTTATTAATACTTGTGCATTTGTATAACCTGAGCCTGCTACAATCGAACCGATTGATGGGACTCCTTTTACATCATACTCAAATACACCTGTTGAGGCGTCTGTTCCCCATGTTCCTGAACCTTTTGCTGGTATTTTATAACTATACTCTACAAATTTTTCTGGAGCATTCTCTGGTGGCGTTGTATTTGCCTCTAATTCTTGCCATTCTATATCCTCTTGGAAGTCTCCTGGATCTGCTGCATTTAATAATTTAGCATATACCTTTATAGATGCATTTGTTGGTATTTGTGCATCTACGTAGACTTGGATATCTTCTGCGTCTTGTCCTTCTTCTAATACTACACGTCTTGTTATATATTTAGAACTTGCGTTACCGCCTGTTCTAGCATTCTCACCTGTAGAATCGTTATTAACATTATTAAATATTCCTAACAAATCTGCTTGGTTAAGATCTATATAAGGACTTAAATTGTCGTTAAATGTCTTGAATGCTAATTTTAATCTTCCTGTTTTAGTTCCTGAATATGTTCCATATTCATTTGAATAACTATAAACTGTCTTCTCTACTGGCATCGGGTGTGTAGTTTCAAAATCTACATCTTGATATGATGTTGTATTAACTGAACCCGCTCCAGTTGTTGTAAGTGCCAATTGACACCTTGCTTCTGTTCCTTGACCTGGTTTTAATAATCCTACATTAACTGCCATTTCATCTATAATTTTATCTCTAAATGATGATATGGTTGCATACCCCTCATCAGTGCCAATGATCATTCCCGTAGTAAATCTTCCACCACTTGCGGATGGTGTAGTTAATGTTTCTATTTCTGCATAGTTGTAGAGCTCGTTCCAACCGTCTAGTCTCCCCGCTGTTAATGCAACTGTTGCTACAGCTGCTGTTGAAGGACTACCACCTGAGAATGAAACTGTAGGGGCTGTCCTATAACCTGATCCTGGATTTGTTATTGTAATAGCTGTTACTGCTCCGCCTGAAACTGTTGCAGTTGCTGCTATACCTGTTCCTGTATCACCTGCTGCGTTTGTAAACACTACTGTTGGTGCCGAACCATATCCTGCTCCTGCAGTAGATATTGTTGGCGTCCATCCATTAACTAATTTACCAGGACTAAATTTCTTCGCTGCCATTGACCAACTGGTGTCAGTAAAGTTGACCCAGTCTTTATTTCTATTAACCAAATGGCCTGTGTATTCTGTTCCTTTCTTAAATCTACATCTTCTAACCTGGAACATTATGTCTTTATTTTGGTGTGGACTCCATGTTCTATCGTTAGCTGATGTAAACATAATACCTGCGTGAGGTTGTTTCGTAATTCTTTCTGTTGTTCCTTGTTGGTTTTCTCCTAGTTCTGCAATCCAAAGATTGTAACCATCGTCATCGTTTTCTGGTTTAGGAACAAAGCAATATTCTGTGTTGTTCTTTAAATATACTGGTGCTGCAAATGAGAATGAGGTTTCATTAAATGTTGTTACACCACCACTCTCTGTTGATGTGTTAATTTGTCCAGGTTGTAAATATTTCCTTGCACCTGGAATACATTTATTAGTTGGAACACCATTAATAACTTCTCTTATTTCTAATGTTACACCATTTGATCCTGTTGCTGGTTTTGTTTTAAAGTATAAAACTACATCTCTAACATAAACACCACCGTCCAATCCAGAAACCATAAATGTTTGTGCTAAAGGATCTCCTAAAGTAAAGCCTTCCCAGAAATTATTCATTTCACCTTCAAACCAGAAGTCTTCAAAAGGTTCTGCTGGTGCAGGCTCTGGTGGAATTACTACTGGTGGTGGAGGTGGATCTGGTGGAGATGGTGGAACAATCGGTGGCCAACCAGTCACTGGGACAGGAGGTTCAACATCTACAATTACTGGTATTTCAACAATTACAGGAGTTGGCACTTCTATTATTCTTTCTTCTATTATTCCTGCAGGGCCTGTATTTCCTATTGGTCCTACTGGTCCAGGATTTCCTACTGGTCCTGGAGGTCCTACTATTTCTATAACTTCTTGTATAACTACAGGTGCTGGTGGGGGTGGCATAGG